AGATGACCCAAGACAACTAGATATTATTTATGGTAGTATTGATGACCTGATGAAAGTTGGAGGAAAATGGATAATTTGTGATAAAAAGACGACTGGTTCTATAGATTATTTTGGAAGAGCAAGTGGAAAAGTTAGTGACTCACACAGAGATCAAATTAACAGATATAGAGTTCTTTTAAAAAAATGCTATGATATTGATGCAGAATTTGGGTGTGTTATTTACATTTCAAATAGAATAGAAAAAGACTCAAGAGACAAACCTGTAGTCATGTCTTTTAAACTAAAACCAATAGAAGAAACACTGATTGATATTATAGAAAAGGCAAATATCATCAAAACTTCTTTATCAAAAGAAATTCTCCCAGAAAGAACAAAATGTTTTCTTTGTGACGGTATGTGTCCATTTGCAACAAAGTGTTTTGAAGACAATAGGGAAAAATGGTCGGAATAAAACACGTTTCACCTGAATGTGTTAGACATGATCATGTAGATTGCCCAAAAGTTAGATTAAGTCTAAAATGTGAATGTTTATGTCACAAAATTGTCGGTGAATGAAAAACTTTAATAATGAAGGAAATAACTGTTATATAATGGATAAAAAGGAAGATTTATTTAAGATAAAGCCTGTCGGAAACAAAAACATAGTCGTAGAAGATAAAAGAAAAACAGTAAGTCCTTTCAACTCTACAAAACATTTCAAGGCAGCAAATATACCTGCATTATGTGATCAGTGTGTCTATAGGTCTATTGAAGACGGTGGTAATGGCAAATGCCCTAAATATGAAGCTGGTGCTGTTTGTGCAATTAGAGAAGACTTTCTAAAATTCATAAATGAGCTTGACACAAGGAATCCAGAAGATTTGAAAGCCATGATTGATATGATTGCAAAAATATCATTTGAAAATGTTCTTATGGCTCTTACACAAGCCAAAATGGACGGTAATATACCTGATAGAAACACAAAATCAGAAATTAAAACATTGTTGGATATAGTAAAATCCATAAATGATTTAAATAGTAAAATAGTTGTTTCAGAAAAACAAGAATATGATAAAGAGGGTGATATTGCTAATATATTCAGGCAGATAAAAGCCCAAGGGAGTGGGGATTAATATGTTTGGTTGGTTAAAAAGAGAGAATTTTGTCTTACCTCCAGAGGAATATCAGCGTAAACTTGTTAGTGAGATAGAGGAAAAAATGAAAGATTCTAAAGGTTCTGAAAAGACTAGATTAACATATATGTTGGCAAACCAGCTTATGATTTTAAATCAAATTACTAATAAAAAGAAACCAAAAAAGCCAATAAGACTCAATAATAAAGGTAAGTGGGTGTGGGTGGAAGATGGTTCTTAAAGGATGTTTGGCGTGTGAAGATAAACACGAAGATGAGTGGTTTGTTGACTGTAAGTGTATTTGCCATGATTATGAAAAAAAAATAAAAAAACTAACAGGTGAAATCATTGGTTAGACCTACAAACGAAGAGATAAAAGAAAGAAAAGATTTCATGCAAGTTATAGCTGAGTGTGCTACAAATCCAAGTAAATTTAGTGAGGTGTTTCTTAATCATAAACTATTTGATTATAATCAAAAATATGTAAACTGTAAAGATAGATTTATTGTGTATCGTAGTGGAAGACAGGTGGGTAAAACAATGTCAACAGCAGTAAAAGCAATACATTTTGCGTTCTTTGCACCATTACAACTTAAAACAGTAAAAGATGAATGTACAATAGTTATCGCAGCACCTACACAAAATCAGGCTACAATTATGTTTGATAGAATAAGAAGCCTTGTCATAAATAATGATTTCTTAAAAGGCTATATAGTAAGAAACACACAATCAGAACTTTGGGTTAATTATCTTGACGGTAAAGGTATGTCAAAAATAATCACTAGGGCGACAGGTGAAACTGGTGTATCACTTAGAGGTTATTCACCACATTGTATTATTGCTGACGAATGTTCTTTCATTAAATCAAGTATTCTAAAAGCATTCTTACCTTCTGGAATGGCTACACACGCTAGAGTGTGGCTTACTTCAACTCCGTTTTCAAAATCAGGTTACTTTTTTGAAGCTTGCCAAAATGCTAAACCTTCAAACCCTGATGGTATGTGGACAGAGTTTCATGTAAAATCTACAGATTCTCCGTTAATTCGAGAAGATCCTTCATTTTTAGAAGAAATAAAGAAGCTTACAAGAGATGAATATGTTCAAGAGGTTGAAGGAGAATTCCTAGATATAGGTAATGCACTTATACCAAATAATTTAATAAAAGAAGCAATCGTTGATTATAAGCCAAGAGGAAGAATTAACTATTATATGGGAGTTGATATTGCACGAACAGGTCGTGATGAAACGGTTTTCACGGTTATAGGTGTAGATGAAGACGAGGTTGTGTTTGTTGAAGATGTTATTGCAGAAGCACAATCCAATGTAGTTGATGTTTGTGGTAGAATAGGAGATCTTGTTAGAGATTATAAAGTAGAGAGTGTATTTATAGATGAAACTGGTTTAGGTGGTGGACTTGTTGATTTAGCAAGAGAGAGAGATCTTCCAGTTAGAGGAGTTGTTTTTACCTTACAAGAAAAAGCAGAGATGTATAAAAATTTGAGATTATTATTTGAAAACCATAAAATCAAATTAAAAGAGATAAATAAATTAGTTTACCAACTATCTTATTTAAGAAGAGAATATACTGAAACAGGTGTAATGAAAATAAAATCAGAAGAGCATGATGATTACCCTGATAGTCTTGTTTTGGCTTGTAGAGCAGTTCAAGGTGGTGGAGGATGGCACGTCATGGACATAAAAGAACACCTTCAAAAACATCTTTTTGGTTAAAATCTTTATATATTATACCAACCAAATGCTTATATGGTAAAAAGGGCTTCATCAAATCCAGAGATACGAGCAACACAGGCTAAACTAGATGCTATGAAGGAAAAACTCGCAGAAGTATTAAATAGAAGTGGAAAAGAACAAAATGTTCCTAAAACTAGAAAAATGTCAAAACCAAAACTTAGTCCAAAACGTATAACAGAATTAGAAAGAGAAAAAGATTATGTTGCAGCTCAAGGAGAAGACCAAATAAAACTATATGAAGCCACAGAAGGTAAAAATCAGGATATGGATGAAGAAGAAGACTTGGAAGAATTAACAGACGGTGAATTAGAAGAAGTAGAGAAGAAAAAATCATGGGAAATATGGTTAGAAAAGGCTATGGGTGGAACTGAAGGAACTGATGTGGCACAACAAAAAGAAGGTGATACAGCTAGTGATATAACACAAATGAACTTAACAAACGCACCTAAGAGAGTAAAAGGTCATTTTGCAAACACTAGAGATGAGAAACCAGCAATAACAGGTACAAAACAACATAAAACCACACAAACAGGTAGGAGTACAAGTAATTACTTAAAGCCTGAAAACGTTAAAAACCTTCCAAAAGGTATAGAATTACAATATTTAAAAGACCCAGAACATGAACATAGGGGGGCTGGCAGCACAAGAATAGTACCAAAAACACAAAAAGAACTAGATGCAGAATTCAATGCGAAGGAAGCAGAAGAATTCAACACACCTGAAGCCATAGAAGCACGTAAAAAGAAAAGAAAGAAAAAACAAAAGGCATGGGAAGTATGGTTAGAGAAAAAAAACAAAGTTCCACATAAAGAACACGCAGAATCACCAAATAAAGATAATAATTATCAAACTCACATAAATAAGCCTATACATTGGAGGGCTTTGAAGGATAAATCGTGGAAAAATTGGCTAGAATTGAGAAAAGATCAGGGTCAGGGAGATGCAAGATATGGCAATCCACATGAAACTGGCTTTGAAGATCCTAGGGTTTTACAAACATCAAAAGATGATTTTTCATTAGAAAAGGAAAAAGAAGAGAAAGAGGATAATAAACCTTATATAGAAAGAAAGCGTGAAAAAGATGAGTAAGATGGAAGATATAAACAAGATAACTCACACAAAAATAGGAGATAATATTCATTTCTATGTAAATGGTAAAGAAGACCGTGGAGTTGTTGTTAAGATGAATAATGCATATTTATCTGTTTTAAAAGATTCTGGAGTTATTGATGAAATTCATATAAATGATACATTTTTTGTTAAAGATATACTAACAAACAAAACATGGAATTCCATGACACTTGAGGAAAAAACAGATGAATTAGTAAAGGCTCACGCATTTAGCCCAAGATTTCTATCAAAAACATGGGAACAACTTCCAGAAGAACTTAAAAATATTTTAGCAAAAACAAACATTGAAGAATCAACACATGGTCAAATAGGTGGAAATAGAGCAGGTGTGTCAACAGATACAGATGTAGAAACACCTGAAGACTATAAAGGTGAATCAGATGATAGAGACAAGCAAACAAAAGAAGAATTTAAATTAGAAGATAAGAAACCTAAAGTAGAAAAAAATAATGGTATTGAAGAATCACATAAAGAAGATAAAGATGATATGAATGAAGATTGGAGGAAAACAGGTAGTAAAGATGATAAGAATAAAAATTACATAAATAAATATCAACAAGGTGGAAACAAATTTGTTAATAACCCAAATGTTGGTAGTGGTGGAGAAAACAAACCAATAAGTAACACAGAAGCTCCAAAACCAGCAAGTAGTAAACCACCAATGAGTGCACCAACCACAGTAAGCGAAACAGATATGAATGTTCCTTCTTATGGTCGTGGTGCTAGTGGAACACATGGGAGAGGACGAAAAGGTGCTTTGAAACCAACAGGTGAAGAAACAACAAATAAAGATAAACCACATGGAGCAAGTATAAAAGGAGAGACACAACCAAATGATTTATGGGAAGCATGGTTGTTAGCAAAAGAAGGTGACGGTGCTGGTAATAGTGGTGTAACTTCAACAGAAACAACTGGTGTTTACAATGCAAGATATTCTGTTAGTAAAGGTC